TCACCACCTCTTATTCTTGAACCCAATCCTCTGACTCTTCCTGCGTTGATGCCAATGCCTGCTCTTTGGGCGACATATCTACCAATCGCCATGTCACTAGAGAATAATGAATCTAAAGTATCATCACTGTCTACTAGGACACATGATGCAAATTGTTTCATCGGCGTTCTTACACCTGCCATTATAGGCGTGGGTATGTTTATTTTAAATGTCGATGATGCATCATAATATTTCTTGATATACCATAATCTATCTTTTTCGCCATGACCATTGTAATTTTGAAACAGTGTCATTGCAATTAACATATACATGTATTGCGGTGTTTCAAACAAAGTGTTAGATGACCTGTCTTGTATAAGATACTTATCTACTACTTGTTGTAAACCTGCATAGGTGAAATCTAAATCTCTACCATGCTTTAGATATGAGTTGAGTTTAATTAACTCCTCGTCTGAGTATTTAGAAATTAAGTCATTTGAATAAAGACCCTTCTTTATATTTCTCTTTATCAATTCCTTTAATGGCGGATATATTTTGTCTAACGAGTCGTCTTTAGATTTATCCTTCCACTTTGTATTGAAGACTTGTTTCTGTATTGCGAACAACAATAGTCTGGCCGCTACAAATTGATAATTTGGGTTATCTAGTGAGATTAAGTCACTTGCAGACTTGATTAGAATCTTCTGTATTTCTTTAGTTGTGATGCCATCATAAAATTGTAGACCACTGTTCATCTCTACTAGTGACTCTGAAACACCTGCAATATGTCTACAGGCTTTCTCTACCATTATATGTATCTTATCTAAATCTATTGAAACTTTTGAACCGTCTGACTTAATGACCTTGACTTCTGAATTCATATTTTTTTGTACTCCATCAATTGTAATTTTGCTGAGAGACCATAAACTGTATTACTATTGATGATGTCTACGACTTCACTCTCACTCAAACCACCCATAATCATTTCATTAATATCTTTATACTCTGTTATTCTTTTATCATTCCAAATACAAACACGATAGCCGAGGTCGATGACCTCTTCCATCTTCTTTATAATTTGTTTGTTTCGTGGTTCATTATCATAAACGAGTATTGCGTTGTCCTTTATATCTTCTGGTATCTTTTTAAAATCGCTACCCGCTACTGCGATACCGTTGGGTAGGAATAGACTATCTATGGGTCCCTCTGTGACATAAATCGTCTTCGTTCTGTCCACTGAATTCAAATTGAAGATGAGTGGAACATCATCTTGAAATCTCATTGTTAAGTATCTGAGTGGTGAATTATTAATTGCACGACCAGACACCCCAACTAATTTCCCATTCTCATCGTAGAATGGCAATACGATTCTAGGGTCATTGCCTAGAACTCTATCTGTATACTTATTAGACAAAAGATGTAGTGTTTGTGCATGAGGCACGAACCAGATATCTTTCATTGCATACTCAGGCACCTTTCTATCAAGAAGATATTTGCGTGCCTCGGCCTTTTCAGATGCCAAAAAGGCGATTGCCTTTAAACTGCTATCTCTGTTCTTAGACTCACTTTTATTTAGAATATCCGCTCGTGGGGTGAACTTAAATTTGTCAGCTGGAGGCATTTTTCTTTTAGGTTTATGCCCTTTTTCTGACAAAAATTCTTTGAGATATTCTCTGTGAATTGTGGGAAAATTTTCTTTTAGAAAATTGACACTCGATGTTGTTTTTCCACAATTATGACACTTGTAAATGAACGATTGGTCCTTTACAAAATGATATCCTCTAGACTTGTAGATATTCTTTTGTGAGTCACCACAATAAGGACATCTGTGATTTAATGTGTTTTCATTAACCCATTTTGAGCGGTCTAGGTTCGCCATAACCATAGACAAATATTTTCGTTCTAACCATAGCATTAACATCCATTATACAGTAAAATGTGTTAAAATACTAGTTGGTTTTTCGTAAAGACTTGGGTACTTGTAGTATATATCTTTGTTCTACGACTTTGGGTTTATCGTCTTTTTTCTTGCGAACAATCAGGCCAGTAGAGGTAATCAATAATAACACCGCTAAGGGGTCGAATACAAAGATGAGCGCAAAAATCACCCACCTAACAGCGTTGTCAAGGTACTTGACACTCTCTTCCTGGCCATATATCACTTCTGCGACATACTTGATTGGGCCAATCTCCGCCTCGAATCCTAATATTTCTTGTTCAAATACAAATCTTTCATCCTTGAGTATCTTTATATCATCATAGATAACATCAATCTCTGTGTTGTATTCTTCTGTCTTAACTATAATCTCATCAACATCACCTGTAGACAACTCTTGTAATCTACTTATCTCTGTGTTTGCACCGTCTATGGTGTCTTGGGCTTGTTCTCTATATCTGTCTATATTCGACTGTTGTTCTTTGATATCATCTCTAATCTGTTGTCTCTGTTCTGATTGAGATGCAAATAAGTCATTCGCCTGTTGAACATAATCTATTACTTGAGTCTCTTCATTAAAGACACCTTCTGATACAGTAATAGTCTCAATACCCCTATTCCTTAAGTCATTAACAGATTTATCTAATGCAGTTAGTTCGGCCCTTAGACTGGTTATCTGTCCTTGTGCGTAGTCTATGTCGCCTTGAACTCTGTCCCATGCACCATCTCTTATCTCTATTTGTGCATCAACAGACCGTGTCACATCTACACCACTATTACTTAAAGCAACTATTCTCTCTTCTATTGTCTGTATCTGATTCTCTTCTCTTTGGATTTGAGAGTTTATTCTATTAACTTCTGATTGTGCCACACCTGTTGCATATGATGTATCTGAACTTGCCTTGGCTAGATACCCAAATATCCCTAATGAAGTAATCAACATCAATACAAATACTGACAATGCCAGATAGTATTTCATATAATTGAGTTTTTCCCAAAATATATGTAGATAGGCTGCCGTGACTATCTTACCAAACTCTAATACAGATGTCATAATAATGACACCCAAAGCCGCACCTGCAAATATCGTTGCAAGTCCTATGACTGAAAAGTAAGCGGCGATACCTGCAATTGCGAGCGAGGTACCTAGGGCTAGGTAGTTATAAAATCTTTCCATAATTTATTAGTAATCGTATCTTTTAAGAATTCGTTTATAGATATTTTTACTATCTTTCTCATTCTTTTTCTGATACTTATTTCTTTTTACTAGAGGCGTGTCTGTTGATACGGCACTGCCTGTAGAATTCACTGGTGCATCTTCTTCTATAGTTTCTTTAAAATATTTTGATACTTCATCTGCAAGTTTTATACCTGCCTTGTAGTCACTTGGGTAATGTAGTCCTGCTTGAACTCTACCCCATGCACATATGTCTGCCATATCTCTTAGATTACCCTCGTGTTCTGGATATTTCTTTGCATAGAAATTTGCGACAACATATGATTGTAGTGCGTGACTGGAAGGATATGATGGTGTATTTGCAGTTCCTGTTTTGAACTTGTTTAACTCCATGTTATATTCTTCTGCGAGTTGATATGGTCTAGGACGATTATACATGTTCTTGTAATGTCTGCCTATAGGTTTACATTGACTCTTAATGTAGTCAACTTCCTCTTCATCAAACTCTAAGTCTGAATCTTCCATATATTCTTTTATGTAATAGTTGGCGTCTTCATCACAATTGATGTATTGTTTTATCGCTTCGTCACTTGCATTATTTGACTCATCTATTACTTGTGTTAATTCTTTCTTTGTTTGACCTGAACTATTTTCTGATGGTGGGTCTAACTTGATACTGTCCCAACCTTCTTCAAAGATATCTATCTCTTCATATTTCGGTTGTTTTAATTCATCTTTGGGTGCAAAGACTACTGAATTTATATTTACAACTGACTCGATGGCCATCTTCTTTCCTCTTTTGAAGAGTTTGATACCAAACTTCTTCGCCAGTGCTTGTTTCTGTTTGAAATTAGATTTCTTCAAGATTTCCATTATCTTGTCAGCAATATATTCGTCTGCTTGTGTTGGAGTTTGAAGAACTAAAACTGACTCAACTAAACTTCTATCAAATTCTTCTTCACTCATTCTAGGTTTCTTAGTTGAATGTTTGCCTTTACCCCACATCGTATCTTTAACATCTTTCATGGTCGGTGTGGATTTCTTATCTAATCCTAGTTTTTTATCAGCTTTTTTCGCAACATCACCAATGGTGTCACCCATTTGATTTGCGTAATCTACCATCTTTTTCTTAATTTCTTTACCCTTTTCAGTTTCACCTGCACTCTTAAGTCCTGAATATGTTAGTGCCATTGCAAGTCCTACTGGACCACCCATCCAAATGGGTAAACCACCTGTAGCCATGCCTGCACTTAATAACCCTATGCCTTTTATGCCATCGGGTGTGGCGATAAGGTCTGCAAAACCAGCGTTACCAGCAAAGGCGGCTGGGATTATAGTGAGGTCGAAATCAGATTCTATATCACCTGAGAATGACATTCTCAACCACTGACCTATTGCAAGTCCTGATACTGCAACAGCACTCATAGTTGCGAGTGCCTTGTTTTTACTCATGAACTCATCTGTTTTAATAAGACCCTTCTCTAATTGTTGGAAGGCTTTCGTGTCATGAATGGCAGCACCACCAAGTGTAAGAGTTTTGCCTACAGTTCTGAGTGTTCCCATTACAACTTTTGATGATGCAGATATAGAACCACCAATTGCCTTAACTGTGTTATAGACTGACGGTTCTTTAAATGCAGTTGCAATAGTTTCTAAGTCTGCACCAACGGCATCTCTAACACCCTTAACATGTGATTTTAAATCTGCAACTGTGTCTGGTAATGCACCACCAACTGTATTATCTTTTTTGGGTTCTTCTGGTTTGTCTTTTGATTTGGGTTCGGGTTTGTCTTGTTTCTTTGGGGTATCCTTTGAAGTAGGTTTTGAGTCGTCACCCTTCTTCATCTTTGCGAGTTGTTTCTTTAACTGTTTTGTCTTCTCTGAATCTGGATGTGCCTTGATATATTCTTTTTGTTTCTCAGGCGACATGTCGAAGAACCATGCATCTTTCTCTTTTGCATCTTCTAATAGAATCTCTTCGCACACCAAGTCTATGGTGTCACAATACTTCCTATAATCTTCGTCTATATGATATAATACTTCGTTAATATACATCTTCTGCCGTGAATAGGATTTTATCGTCTCCTATTCTTCCTTCGTATATGAGAACACCATAACCAATACTGTTATTAACTACATTGGTGACAATGGATTTCTCTTCGTAAACTTTAATCTCTCCGTTCTCATCGAAGTTTTGTTCAAGTCTTCTTCTCAATCTATAGATATCTTGATGTACGAGTCTTCCAACTTCTACACCTTCTGTTATCATATCTGCATGAAAGATATCTTCTTCTTTTAGATGTCTATAGAATTTCTCAAACAGTTCGTCTGCTTGGTTTGAGTCTAATTTAGTTTCTTCTTTTAATAATGCAAGTGCAACGGCATATGATGCAAATGCAGTCTTACCAAATGGAACCATTCTAATTAGTTTCTTAAGATTGAAAACTAATCTATGTAATGGTGTAAGCGAGTTCTTTTCTTCTCTTGTTTTCGGTTCATTGGGCAACAATTGATTCTTGTTGTTCGGGTCAGGCAGAAACTTAATTCTCTTTCCCTTAGAATCAATGAAACCAAACTTATATGCAGGAGTTTTTTTGAAGTCTGTTGTCAACATCTTCAAAATCCTGAACACAATTAAACTGTCTATTACTCTTCCGACCATATATCTATTTATGTTTTTAAAACGCCTGGAGCTGGTGGTCAGATTCGAACTGACGACCTGAGGTTTACAAAACCCCTGCTCTGGCCAACTGAGCTACACCAGCTTATAGGTCTCTCAATCTTTGTGCAAGTTTCTCATCTATCGGGTAATCTATTAACCAACCCTCTTCAATGAGTCCGAGATATAACAACATAGTCTTAATGGATGACCAATGTTCCTCATCTTTTATCTTAAATTCTAACATTCTCATACAAGGTTCATATCCAAATACATTGAATAGACATATGATATGATTTAACATGAGTCTTTCACGCATCTCACCATTCTCATGATAACGATGTAGTAATCGTTTTAAATAGCGAAATCTACGCAGGTCTTCATTAAAGTCTTCAATGTCTTCACATTGAGGATCATCATAATGCTTCTGTGCGTATGCATTAAAGTTTTTTGCTGTGATTTTGTCAAAAAGACCCATAATATAATGTTGATGTAGTTAAGTCCACTAAGATATTTAGTAGACTATAACTAAAGAGATTTAGACTAAAGAACCGTAAACTTTGAACGAACCTGTGTCAAGTTGTTCGTATTTAACTTTTAAAGATACTACTTTTTCTTCTTTGTCTAACTGGTCGATTGGTGTATCTACTGATTTACCAATAGTTTCTCCCAACCAAGAGAATTGTATGTCTAGTTCGCCTGAACCAGTTATCTCTTCTTGTTGGACTTCACCATGACCTTCTACTGACCTCATCTTCATGAGACCAAGTTGTGATAACTTAGATTCCATCTGAGCGATAGCAGCGTGAGGATTTAAAAACTCACTTACTGCAACATGTCCTAAGATTGCGTTGACTCTTGCCTTAACTTCGGCGTCTTCTATATCATAAGGGATATGAGAAGAACTGAGGCCTGCGCCACTGAATCCATCTAGTGAATGGTCTTCGTTTATGTATTCTAAAAATGTTTTCATTGTTTTTCCTATGATGTTTGTGCAACACCAACACCCTTAACTTCGGCGTTAGCGGCAAATATTTCATCAGAGGCACCTTTATCAACAACTTCTGTTGCAGATGCCTTTAATGTAAATGTTCCAATAAGGACATTTCCACTGGTTTCGACTGATATTAATCTATCAGTCGTGCCAGTGTTTACAAGTCTTACAGCAGTTGAACTGCCAAAATTAGAGCCATTGGTTGTGCTTGTACCACAAGCAGCTTCTGTGCCTAATACTTTTATCTTCATAACTATCTACCTATTACTTATGCAACAACTGTAATTGTTCCAGCGAGTGTTCCGATTCCAGCAGAAGAAGTAATGGTTGCGTTTCCACCACCAACTGTATCTACTATTGTTGAACCACCTGCGTGGGCTACAGCATTTGCACCAAAACTTAATACATCATTTGCATTAGTAGCAGCGTTGTTAGCTCCTATTGCCAATGAGAAAGTTAGTTGGTTAGTTCCTGTTCCTGAAGCGTATACTAATACATGTGGGCCTCTACCTGAACCACTACCTTCGTTACCATTGGTAACTGATAAAGTAGGACTTCCAGATACAGTCACTTTTTCGTTATAACTTACAGTTGCAGAAAGTGTAAATCCAGCAGATTTATCTGCGGCTGTTGTTACCCAATCTATCGCTGTAATGTCAGCTTGTCCAATTCCTGTTGCCAGACCTTGAGCTGAGACTAAAAGTTCCTCTAGAGTTCTAGACCCTACAGTTCTTCTTAGTACCCATCCAGCGGCCGTTGCAAATGTATTAGATTTATCTGTTGCTGATAACCACTTAGGTTTTGCTTCATCAGCGTCTGATACTCCCCATAATGCCATTTTGTTTTCCTCTCTTTTTAACTTGCAACTTTCAATATAGCTTTAAAGACTTTATTGAAAGAATTTTTATCTTTTTGTAATAATTGTAAGTATTTAGTTCGTTGCGGTGCTCTAACCGACATTAAAGCGTCATGAACTTTTACTGCATCGTCTCTCTTCACCTTGATTTTCTTCATATCGTCTGTTCTGACTTCACCATCTTTAGTGATATCTTTAAACTTACGAAGTTGCATCAACATGTTTGCATCAGGTCTGTTTTGCACACCTTTTGCCTTCGAGTTTAATGCATCTAAGGCTCTTTGAAGAACTTCATCTTCTTGCGCCTCAGAATACTTGCCCTTGGCCATAATAGCTATTTTATCTAGTTTGGCCTTTAAGTCTTTCTCGTTCTTTGACTGTGCCACAGCACGAGCGACTTTCTTATTGCCTGCATCTGACATCATTCCAAAGTCAGCAATCTTTTCCATTACTTGTTTTACTTTGGCTGTCTCTGCTTTGACATACCCTAGTTTCTTCAATTTTTCTTTGAAGACTCTGAATCTTGCATCTGTAGTGAGTAGTTTCTCTACTCTTTCTCTTGTTGACTTTCTTAGTGAGTGTTTTGCTACTCGTCTTGCACCTTTTGACCCTGCTCTCTTACTCTGTTTTGCAGCCTTAGCACCATAACCGCCTGTGGTTCTACCCCAAGTACCTGCTTTCTTTCTGCCAGTTGCTTTATCTACAGAAATTTCTGATAACTTATTCATTAAAATGCTTTGTATATTTCTTTATGATTACTGAAAACTCTCTTTGATTTCTTCATGAGTTCTTGATACATACCTTTTCTAATTGCAACCATATCAGAAGACATAGAACCTTCTACTTTGTGCATTTGAGATAACAACTCTAACATTTTTACGACTTTCATCTCTTTCATTGCTTTTGCGAGAGTGATTAATGCTTTATTGTGGTCATTGTTATCAGTCATAGCAGCGATACTACCAATCGTTGCTGGGTCTAATTCTTTCTTCTCTTGTATTTGCATGTCTCGATATGTATCGAAGAAAGGTTTAACTTGTTCTTGTTGGTCCATCTCTCTTTCGTGTTTTGCTTTCAGTGCTTTCTTTTCTCTAGCCTGTTTGAGTGCAAGTTCTGCCTTTGCTTCTGAATCTTCTTTAATTGCATACTTCTGATTAATCTTATCGATTTCTTTCTTAACCCCTTTAAATGCAGGTGAACCATATGGTAAATCCATTGCCTTGTTGTAGAGTGTCAATAGTTGAACTCTTACTTTCTCAGGCATGTTCATGTTTATCTCTTCAAGTTCATAACCTAAGAGTTTTGCAGTCTCTTTAACAACATCATCTGTCATCCAACCTTTCATAGGTCCTTTTTTAACAGTCATCTTCTTCATTATAGATGATAGTTTCTCTTTACCCAATCCACTCATAAAGGCTTTCTTGTTTTTGTTATAGAGTTCTTTCTGTTTCTTGTAGTTTTTTGTGTCTACTTTTGCGTGGAACTTCTTAAGAATAGTTCTGTCTTTTGCACTAGCAGCCCATACATTTGGAAAGTCTTTACGAATGATTGAATCACCCAATTTGCCTTCTGTAATGTCTACAGATTCGGTGATGTTGTAGTCATAAATCTTCTGCAACTTAACTTTTAAGTATTTTTTGCCATCGACAGATTTAATAACTTTTGGTTTCGTCAATGCACTATGAAACTTTTTCAGGTTTTTTGGACTTCCCTCTACCTCAATGGTCATTTCTGCCATCATTTTGTATGGAAGTCCTTCATATTTCAACTTGAATTTTTTAGCAAGTGCTTCTGCAGCTGAAATATCGGGTTCACCATGTAATCGGTTATAAGGTATTCTATAATACAAAGCGGCCTTTGTCTTACTGCCTGTTGAATATTTTCCATCGAACCGACCTTGCATATCTTCAAACATTGCCCCAATATCTCCACCTGAGACATAATCTGGCAACATTTTATCTAACTGGTCAGCGGTGACTGTTTTCATTTTCTTAACTTTAGCAGCAAAACCTTTCATTGTCTTACTCTTCATCATCATCTTAGCAACTTCTGCACCACTTTTTGAATTCTTTGAATATGCTTCTGTAACCTCTTCGTTGGTTACTTTCTTCATGACTAGGGCGTGAAATGCATCGTCAGCCTTTACTTGATTCTTGATTTTCTTTTTGATTGCCCTATGTTCTGGCCCACCATCCATTTTCTTATAAAGGGCATCGAACTTCTTCTTCCTTAAGGCAGTAAGATTTCTCCATGTGCCTTTACCACCTGTTGTATCTTTAGTGCCTACAAAAGGTTCGCCTCTTCTAATTGACTCATACATACTTTTGAGTCTAGTTTCTTTGTCTTTAGTTTGGTTTGCGATTAAATCTACTATTGGTTTGATGTTAGTTTTTGACTTACCATCAGGATCACCAAATCCAATTTGAAGTGGATCAGGAGAGTAATAAACATCTTTAGGTTTTATTGATTTGTATTCGGGTTTTCTTAGTTCTTTTTTGACGAGTGCAGACATTCTCTTCCACTCTTTTTCATCACTAAATCTGATTTCGATATCAGAAATATGTTTTACACTCTTGATGTGTTTGTCAAGTTCGCTTCTGCCTTCATCAACTAGATTTTTTTTTTCTGGTTCTACAGATTCTATGGGTATTTGTTTATACCCTTGTTTCATATACTTCTTAATATCTTTATGGCCTTTGGGTAAAGTGATTCGGGACTCTCCACCTTTCTCTTTTTTCTGCAACATTACTGCGCCAGATTTTCTAAGTTGAGCGGCGTGTGATTTGGCCATTTTCTTTTGACCCCAAAACTGACCTTCTTCTAGTTCGCCTAAACCTTCTCTGAATGTTTCTTCGTTTGCATATTGTAATGCATTTTGAACTTCTTTTGAGTCTGCAACTTTCTTACCATAAAACTTTGTAATCTCTTTGTATGCAACACTCATTGCACCACCCATATCAAGTGCAACTTCTACTGCCTTTTTAATTTGAGCGTCTTTAACTTTGTTTCTACGGAAATAAGTAGATACTTCACGACCTGTTAGTTTCTGTTTACCATAAGGTCCTAATGCATTAACTTTACCGTCTTTGTCTAATACTTTTTTTGCTTCGTAGAATAAATTCATTGTTATACCTTAACTGCCTTGGCATCTTTGCCTTTTGGTTTCTTTATCTTGCCTTTGTTCTTAATCTTTTTCCACATTTTGTCAAAGAATCCTTCTTCAACTTCTGCGGAATCTCTTTCATCATCATCATACCCACTTACATATGAACCTGGTGCATGAGTGATTCTATAACCTGCCACTTTAAATCCCCAACCGCCTAACCAGTCAACTATTGGGTCTCTTGCATCGCCTTTGCCATCTTCAGCTTGAAAATACCATTCATCAGCAACACCATCATCACCAACTAAGTTTGCGAACTTCTTCCATGCTGTGTCTGCATCTTTTGGTTTTCTCATAGGGTGAGGTTTCTTCATTAAGTCATTAAGTTGAGTAATCTTTTTCATTGAATCTGGAACTGCCCATGTACCCTCTGTAATGTCTACAGATTCTTTCTTCATTGAACCACGATTTGCTTTTTTGGCTGCCCAATACTCTCTAATCCATGACTTAGCAGTTGCTAAACCCATACCCCATTCGTTGTCTAGTTCTTTTGCAGTATATCCCATTTGAATAGCGGCATAGATTTCACCCATTTTACCTTCTTCTAATTCAACACCCTCTTCAAGTGTCTTATCGAAACCATACTGTTCGTTGTAAGGATAACCTTGTAATGGATTGTCAAATATCATAGAGAAATGTGCTTTGACTTGTTCTTTCTTTTTCTTTTCGGCAATAGAAATAGCCTTATTTACATTCTTAAGATAAGATGTTTCTATTTCGCCTGGTGTATCAGCCTGGTATGATGCGAGTATATCGTCTGTACCTATTTCGTGAACACCATTGTCTGTCTTATTGCCAGCCATATTAGTCCTCTTGTTCTGGAAGATAATGTATCAGTAAATCTTCTAGATTTTCTTCACTGATACCCAATTTTTTTCTTTCTTTTGAAATCTCTTTATTGATTGCAGTTTTGTCAGCGTCTTTAGACATTCTCTGTTTCTTGAGAAGTAAGTCTGAATACTTTGCATATTTACCAGACTTTAGAAGTTTCTCATCTTCTTTGTCTTCACATTCGCAAGGTTCTTTACCACAAACATCACAAACTTCCTCTTTCTTAACAGATTCTTCTTGTGACTTAGAAATTGCCTTTCTTCTCTTGTGCAAATACTCATCTGAATCATCAGTATCGCCATCGTTATCGATGTCTTTGTCTTTTCTGTCTTTAAACTTTTTCTTTGCGGCTTTACTGTCTACTTTATCTAGACCTTCACCATCGTCTGACTTATCATTAGATGCATCTTCAACGACTTCAACAGTTCCGCCTTCCAGAATTGTTTTCATATCGTCTATTAGTTTTTGAGATAATTCTTGTATACTCATTTGATTTCCCCTTTCTCGAAGTAATTAAACATCTTCTGTTTACCTTGTTCGTTGAGTCTTAGTGACTTGGCAAGTCTACCAAGCATATTGCGTTCAGTTAGTTTTTCGATGGATTTTTCTACTGACTGACTTTTTTCAGCGAGTTCTTTCTCTACTTGGTTGAGTTCTGTTTGTAATCTATCTCGTTTCTCTTCGAGTGATTCCAAAGTCTCCTCTTGGCTCTCTGCCTGTTCTTCAAATTCCTTCTTAAGCAACTCCTCGATTTCATCAATCTCGTGTTGTTCTCCAACGGTTTCTTCGGTTACAGTCGTCTCTGGTTTTGTAAACCCTCTGACCTCTTCTAGTTTATCTTTCCAAGTTTGTTTTTCCATGATATAGTTATTTATATGTTTAGATTTCTTATGATTATCAAAATTGTTTACTTCTTTGATGGTATTGCGTTCTTTGAAGATTTGGTTACAGGTTTCTTCTTACCTTTCATCATTTCTTTCTGTCTGACCACTTTTAACATTCTTTTAGCGAGTTTTGATATCTTTGCGGCCTTCTTATCGAGTATCTTTTCTAATGCTCTCTTCTGACCCATACCCAAATCAGCCTTACTTTTACCTTTCAGTATTCGTTTTGCAATCTTATTTCGTGCCTGTTTTCTGGCTCTCTTCATGAGTTTCTTCGGGTCTAAAATCTTTCTTTTCATCGCTTTCTTTCTAGCAAATGCAATCTTAGCACGATTCTTACGCATCGCTCTTCGTTTTTTCATACGAGTTTGAATAGAATCGACTTCATTAATGAGTTCGTTTTCTATTTCGTCTTCGAATAACTCTCTAAATGTTTTTAATTCGTTCATTATGCCTTTTTACCTTTACCGTCCCAACTTACTATCTGATATAATTTCCATCTCTTCTTCTTAGCAAGTTTTCCATCGATAATTGCTTTTGGTGTCTTAGCAAAGATATCTTTCATTCTCTTCTTTGCTGTTTTTAAATCATCTTCTTGGTCGTTTAACTTCCACATGCCATCAGTGACTTGTGTAGCAATAACGAAATTCTGGTGTATGGTCGCACCTTCTTCCAAGAAGTCCCTAAAACTTTTCATTCTATTTCCTCATGTTCGTCCACATGTTCATCAAATTCTTCTTGTAATTTCTTAACATCGTCTTGTAAATATTCGATGTTTAAATCTTGAACGGCATCATCAGGCAATGCACCCAGCTCACCTCTTGGCCATTTGATTCTGAATTCTTCATTCATTTCTACAGCATCCTGCATACGAATTACATCTAATTGTAATTGTGCTATTTGAGCTGTTAGTGTAAAATATATGCCAGCCATGGCCAATATCACTGTAAGTATACCAACGAGACTCTTTATGTCTATAGTTATTTGACTATCTTCTGTTATCGCTGTTTCTTTTTCCTTTGGCATTACTTCTTTCCCTTTCTACTTAAAAAGGCGGCGATGGCCATCTTCTGAATCTTCTTATCTGATTTACCTTTAAACTGAGGTGCATCTGACTTTCTGAAATCATCTACATAATCACCTGCATCTGCATCTGGCCCCAATTCCTCTTTCTTTTGTTTCTTAAAACTTTTCCAAAAATTCTGTCTAACCTTCTTAGATAATTTAGCTCTACCTTCCCAATCAGAAGTTTTATGTTTCAATCTTGATCCAGACCTATATTCTTTAAATGATTTCATACTACTATTTATGTTTTTTCTTCATTCTTACATTAAAAACATAACGAACACCATCAGTAACCTTTGAAACTCCATGTCTTTCTCCGTATTCGTAAATTAGGGCATCGCCTTGTTCTATACGATATTCTTTATCATCAACAGTAGGAATACCACCTTTGAATTCATCCGTAGGATTCATTTGAATGATAAGACTATAATCTGTTTCACCATTCCTTGCTTGGTCTGTATGAGATTCTATATAACAACCTGGTGTGTATTTTAACACTCTAAACAAAATTGGTTCATATGCCCAAGCAAATGAATTTACATCTTCTAATAATGTAGACCAAACAAATCCCATTTCATCTAGAGTATAACTACTTAAAAGAAAATGACCTATATCACTTGGATAGTGTCTATCTTCACCAAAATAATGATTATCTGAATTACGATAAACATTATATATTCTCAATGTCAAGTCAGCTGTTACCGAATTGGGGTACAGTTCCATAATATTAATTATATTTTTTGGTTAATAGTTGACGCTGTTTCCAAAGCATAGTCATTTTGTTGTTAGGGAATGATGAACACCAAGTCATTAGTTTTGCAAACAATGAATTTGTTTTCTTCTCTAATGATTTTAAATCATCATCATTTGTTACCTGAACAAAGTCTTTCTTAAAGATTTTCTTCATTACTGAAATGTTCTTTTGTGACCTTTCCCAATCAGATTGAACAATCTCTGATGGTAATATTCTTTTTCTCGTCTTGTTTCTTTCTTGTGCGTTTTCTAATGATGCAGAAACATAAATCATTTTAGACTCATACCCAAGATAATCTAATCGTTTCTTATAACTAGCTATCTTGCCTTTATCAGCACTAGTTGTATCGAAGATAAGACCAAGTCTACCTTCTAAGTATCTGTCTAAACCTCTTGCAGTTATTCTCTTTGCTTTCTTTCTTATAGGGTTTCTAACATCAGACGGTACAGTTGTTAAATCTAATGTCTGACCTGCCTTGGTTAATCCATTTTCAAATGCCTTGTCTGTATTAATTGTTTTTAAACCCAATGCTTTAAGTCCTAATTTACTAACAACTGTTGATTTACCAGAACCTGGACCACCCATTAAGAAGACTGCCTTAAAGATACCTGGATCGTATACACCTTCTTGTATCAAGTCTTCTATCATGTATTCAGGTAGATTACCTTCCATGATTCCCATACCTTTACGAACATCTTTATACAATTTGTCTGCAAATTTCTTATTCGCCACACCAGCCTTAAATGCATCGTAGTCTCCCTTTTCAGCAGCAGCACGCATTTTACTTGCACTCATACCTGATACATCATCTGCATCTGGATCCCTCTCACCTGCACTGAC